CCATATAAAATAGAAGCATTAGCATTTTTAGATTATGATATGCCGACCAAAATAGTTGATTTTTTAGAAATGTTTGCAGATAAAAAAAACGTATTTGAATCCATTTTACTTAATAAATTAGAAGGATTTTTTAATGATTTACAATGGAGTTTAGATTTAAACCCATATAACACAGCATTTGAAACAATAGAAATATAAGTTATGATAAATAAAAATAAGTTACAATCGTTCATCTCAAAATATTATTTGAATGAATTCAATCAAGCTAAATGGGTTATAAAAGACAATAAATTAGCTGTTCACGTAGGTAGTGGAGGAGTTGCTGCTGGTGTTTATATCAACGATTTTCCCATAAAAAATGCGGTATTAGGAGTGTATGATAGTTCTAAACTTCAAAAACTAATAGGTATAACTAGTGGTGATTTATTATTAGGAACAGAATCACAAGGTGAACTATCTAGAAAACTTTTAATTAATGATGCTAATTTTGAATTAAGTTATTCTCTATCATCCCCAGAAGTTATACCAAAAATAGATTGGTTTAAAGATGTAGAGTGGGATATGGAACTAGATTTAAGTAGAGATGATATAGACAATTTATTAAAAGCAAAAAATGCATTATCTGAATATAGTACATTAGTACTAGAAGGTATAAAGGATTTAGATGATAAAACAGTATGTCAATTTACATTTGGAGATAATACAGATTTTTCAAGTAAAGTAACGTATCAAATTGAGGGAGACATAAGTGATGATTTTTTAATGTTACAAATTCCATTTGATTCTCAAAGATTTAAAGAAATATTAAATGTAAATAAAGACAGTGATTCAACTACGCTATATTTATCAACAAGAGGATTAGCTAAATTTACATTTGATAATGAAGACATATCAAGTAAATATTTTATAACAAGAAACGAACAAATAATAGATTAATTATGTATAAAGATTCAGACCCAAATGGAGAATGGGGTGTAGTACACACTGATAATTTCCAATTAAATGATAACCATAAGCATAGAATATTCATAATAGATGATTTCTATACTAACCCCGAAAAACTAAGAAATTTTGCTATTAATCAATGGTTTTTTGATGATGAAGGATTCGAAGGTTTAAGAACAAGAAAACAATTCTTTTTTAAAGGTGTAAAAGAAAAATTTGAAGAAACAATAGGTGAGAAAATTACTATATGGGAAGAACATGGTATGAATGCTAGGTTTCAAAGTCATAAAGCTGATTTTAGACCTGTTTATCATTGTGATAGTCAAACTTGGGCAGCAGCTTGGTATGGTAACATAGATGCTCCTTATGAAGCAGGTACTTCATTTTATGCACATAAAGAAACAGGATTAAGAGGTGGAGAAGACAACATTGGAGCAGCGTTTGCTGGAGATACATGGGTTGATCCAACACCTTATGTTAAAGTTGATACAGCAGCTAACATATTTAATAGATTAGTAATATGGGATGCTAAATTAATTCATGCTGCACCTACTTACTTTGGTCATAATATAGATACAGCAAGATTAACACAAGTATTTTTCTTTGATACAGAGAAATAATTTTATATATGTATAACCGAACATAAGATGTAGCTAGGGCACGTGTTATGTTTAAAAATAAATTAATCGAGAGCTTCGGCCTCACAAAACTAAATGATATGAGTACATTACAATTATTGGAAAGGCACCTAAGTCCTTTCGACATTCTTTTTAAGAATCACTTCAATGCTGAAGAGAAATTCGCACCAGCATTAAATTCAAAACAACCACATCCACTTAATATTTTCTATGATGATAAAGGACTTCATTTTGAAGTTGCCTGTACTGGGCTAACTAAAAAAGATGTTATCCTTAATATTGAAGGAGATATTTTAGAAGTATCCTATAAAAAACCCGAAGATAAAGGGGATAATTTTGAAGGGTATATTTACCATGGTTTATCAAAAAAGTCATTTGACTTGAGATATAAAATAGCACCTAAATTTGATCTATCAATAACTGAAGCAGAAATGCTTGATGGTTTATTGAAAATCTTTATTCCTTTAGCTGATGAAGCTAAACCAAAGTCTATTAAAATAAAATAAAAGTTTTACCAAAAAAGCGTGTCCTAGCGCATCCTATTTCGTATATTTAGGTCAACGAAAAATAATAAGTTATATGGCTAGAAAAGCAAAATCACACACCGTAATCAAGGATCCTTTATTGGAACCGTATTTTGTAACAATAGATGAAAATTGTTGCACTGTTAACCAAACTATACAAAAAGATACCAATCACTTTAGAAGTAAAGGTACATCAGCGAGTTCCTATGATAAAGCATTAACATTTCATAGTAATTTAGGGCAAGCATTATTTGCTATTTCTGAAAATCTTAAACATGATAAAGAGACTAGATCTTTAGATGAATTATTAAATCAATATAAAACAATAGAATTAAACCTTAAACAATTTATAAATGAGCAAGTTAGTAGCGCTGTATAACGCAGTTATAGTAAAGCCAATAGAGGCTGAAGAAGAAACATATGGAAACATTATTGTTCCAGATATGGGTAAAGAAACAAATACTTTTGGAGAAGTAATATCAGTTGGAGATGGTAATTTTACCTTAACAGGTGATAAAATCCCAACACAATTAAAAGTAGGTGATAGAGTAGTATTACCAACACAAGGATTTACAAAATTACCATTTAATGGTGAAGAATACCTTGTGGGACCTGAAAATAACGTCCTTGCAAAAATGGATAGTGAAATCAGTTTAGAAGATGCTGTGGCATCAACAGAAATTAGTGAACAAGATAAAACAAATTTAACAGAAATTTAATGGAAAATCAAGTAAAATACGGTAAAGAAGCAAGACAAGGATTATTAAGAGGTATTGATAAACTTGCAGATGCAGTAGTGTCAACATTAGGACCAAATGGTAGAAATGTTGTTATATTTAGAGGGCACAATGAAGCACCACAATCAACTAAAGATGGTGTAACAGTTGCGAAATCATTTTTAACATCTGATCCTGAAGAGCATTTAGGGCAATTATTGCTTAGACAAGCAGCAATGAGAACAGCAGATAAAGCAGGTGATGGTACAACAACTTCAACATTGTTAGCTAGAGAGATGATTAAAAATGGTCTACAAGCATTAGATAATGGTGAAAATGCTGTTAAAATTAAAAGAGATATTGATAAAAATGTAAAAAAAGTTATTGATAATTTAAATAATAATATTTCTGAAGATATATCAGGTGAAAACCAATTAGAACAAATTGCAACAATTTCATCTAATAATGATGAAGAAACAGGTAAATTAATTGCTAAAGCAATTGAAAAAGTAGGTTTAGAAGGTGTAGTACACGTTGAAGAATCTAAAACTGGAGATACTTATCTTGAAACTGTAGAAGGAATGCAATTTGATAGAGGATTTAAATCACCTTATTTTGTAACCGATAATGGTTCAATGCAAAGTATATTAGATAATCCAGCTATTTTAATTATGGATCATAGATTAAGTTCAGTAAAAGAATTACTACCAATATTAGAAGCAGTATCAGCTCAAGGTAAATCATTATTAATTATAGCAGAAGATATTGATAACGAAGCATTAGCTACTTTGATTGTAAATAAAATGAGAGGTACAATTAATGTGTGTGCTGTAAAAGCACCTGATTTTGGTGATAGACGTAAATTAGTTTTAGAAGACATTGCAATCACAACTGGTGGTAAAGTATTTGATAAACAAAAAGGAATGAAACTAGACAAATTCTCTTGGGAATGGTTTGGTGAAGCAAGAAAAGCAACAGTAACTAAGGAACAAACAACAATAGTAGATGGAAAAGGAGAAGCTGAATCAATTGAAGCACGTGTTGAAGAGCTACAATCGCAAATCGAGAAAGCCACGACCCCGTACGAAACAGAACAACTCCAAAACAGATTATCCAAATTCGTCGGAGGAGTAGCAATTGTTCATGTAGGTGGAAACACTGAAACAGAAATGTTAGAGAAAAAAGATAGAGTAGATGATGCTCTACATGCTACAAAAGCAGCATTAGATGAAGGTATAGTTCCAGGAGGTGGAGTAGCATTATTATATGCTTCTTCAGGTATTGAAACAGATTCAATTGGAGCAAATATTGTGAAAACTGCTTGTGCAAAACCATTTAATCAGATTTTAGTTAATGCTGGTTATGATGAAGTCAAAGGTCAAATACTAGCCGATAACTTAATTAATTCAGGAAATGATCATTGGGCAGGTGTTGATGTTGATTCAGGAGATATTGTTAATTTTAGAGAAAAAGGCGTGATAGATCCAACTAAAGTTTGTAGATTGGCGTTATTAAATGCCGCATCAGTAGCAGGTACTGTATTATTAACAGAATGTACTTTGGCTCAAGATAAAAAATCAATTGAGGAAAAATTAAAAATAGCCTCTGATGTTCAAACTGGATCATTAATGCAATAACTAAATTATGAACAATAAAACTAAAATAGAAGAAAATAATGTACTAATCGCCAAGAGAGTTCCTCCTGGCGATAAGTGGCAATTAGTTGCAAACGCACCTAATGGTCCTATTCATAAGACATTAACTGATACTTTAGAAGCGTATATGGTTAAAACTGGCTTTAAAGGTCATTATAGATTAGAACCATTACAAAGTAGTTTGTATGCAATAGATGCACAAGAAATAGTAATTGAAGCACCAAAAGAAAAATTATTTTCAATTTATGGCGAATACGGACAATAGTTTATTAAACGAGAAATATAGACCAGTAACTTTAGATACGTACGTTGGTAATGCTAAATTAAAAGCATCGATTGCACAGCAATTAAAAAACAACGATATCCAAAATTATTTATTTTATGGACCAGCTGGAACAGGAAAGACTACTTTAGCAAAACTTTGTATCAAAAATCTTGATTGCGATTATCTTTATATCAACGCCTCTGATGAAAGAGGGATTGAGACGATTAGGGATAAAGTACAAGGATTTGCAAGCACAATGTCTTTTAAACCACTTAAAGTAGTTATTCTAGATGAAGCTGATTTCCTTACTATACAAGCTCAAGCTTCACTCCGTAATATAATTGAAACTTTCTCACGTACGACACGTTTTATTTTAACTTGTAATTTTATAGAAAGAATAATCGACCCCTTACAATCAAGGTGTCAAGTTTTAAAGGTAGTTCCTCCAACTAAAAAGGAAGTAGCTATACACTTAGCTGATATATGTAAAAAAGAAGGTATTAAGTTCGAACCTATTGCCATTGGTAAAGTAGTTAATCAATACTACCCTGACTTAAGAAAAATGCTTAACACGATTCAATCCAGTAGTAAAGATGGAAGTCTAGATCTGGATGATTCATTACTAGTATCAACAAGTTATTTAGCTACTATCCTTGGGGAACTTAAAAAATCTAAACCAAGTTTTGTTACTATCAGACAGATAATAGCTGATTCTAATATAGATGATTTTGATCAATTATTTAAATTTTTATATGATAATGCTGATGAATACTTACCTAATAAAATAGGTACAGTAGCAGTATTAATAAATGACCATCAGTATAAAGCTAATTTTAGAATTGATAAAGAAATAAATGCAATGAGTTTAATTAATCAAATAATAAATAATAAATAAGTGAAACTAGTAAAAAACGATAAGAAAATGAAAAATCAAAACCAACAAGTCCCTCAAATGAATGTTGATCTTAAAACAACAGAAGGCATCACTAACGCAGATGGAAAAAGTGTTTTCCAATCAGGTGTTATTTTAAGAAAAATTTCTAAATTTGTAGCAGGTACAGATAATGATGCTATCATGCCAATTCCTGTATTTTATGATCCAACAAATATGAAAATATTAGGTGAAGGGATCCCAGCAGAATTAAGAGAAGAACTTAAAGATGAACTTTGTTAAATGAATAATGTTTTCGATTGGTTAAAACAAATAAATTCCGTTAAACAACCTGTAAACTATTTTAGTGATAAAGATTGGGAAGTATTTAATAGTTATATGATTCATAGGTTTATGTCTATGAACAAAGATTATATTGAGGTAGTAAATTATGTTCAAGAAATGCCACCTCAAGAAAAACGAATGATATATAATATTTATAGAGAATTTATACCTAGAAATAACCAATGGAATAAATACATTAAATCAAAAGTAAAACAACCGAGTAAAGAACTATTAGAAAAATTATCTAGTTATTGGGAATGTTCGAGGATTGAAGCAAAAGATTACATGAATTTGTTGGATATTAAACAAATTCGTCGTATATTAGAGGATCAAGGATTAGAAAAAAAAGAAATAACTAAAATTTTAAAATGAACAAATTAGTAGAAATGTTACGTACGTCTGCACAGGCAGATAAAGCAAAAGCGCTATTATCACTTGAATTACTAGGTGATAGAGCAGTTGGGATTGGAGACCATTCAACAGGAGACTTTTACAAGAATGCCGAAGAAGCACTTGTTATGTTAGTTGACGCTGATGATAGATTAGCAGCAATTGATAAATATTTTTCCTTAGAACAGCAGATCAATGGGTAATTCAATGACTAAATATTTAGAAAAATTAAGCGAGAAAGTTAACAATGCAGGACACTTTGGTGCCAATGCAAAAGAATTAGAAAAAGTTATGAGTGATAGAGAAATAATGACTGCTAAAGGAGGTTTAAAAACACCTAAATCCCCAACACATAAAAAATCAACACCTAATTTAAATTCAACTCCAATAGAAATATTTGAACATGAATACCCAGAACTATCAAATGAGTTTAAAACTATACAAAAAGAAATGTATAAAATGTTTGCTCGTAAGCATATGGATTATGGTTTAAATAACATTGCTTTAGGCGGGGATATCGTTAATAACAGCGATGATAAACAATTTTCACTAACTGGGTTGTGTATTAGATTAACTGATAAAATTTCACGGCTTAAAAACCTATTAATTAATGGTAGATCATTTGTTGAGGGTGAAGGAATACAAGATACATTTATTGACATAGCCAATTATGGCATAATCGGTCTTTTAGTAGGTCGTAACAAATGGAAAAAATAGTTTGGCTAAAAAAATCCCTAGTATAGTTAAGGAGATTAAAAATAATCCTCCACCACCATTAAATTACGCATTCCAGAAAAATGTTTCTTTTTCACAAATGAGTATATTTAGAGGATGCCCTCAAAGGTGGAAATTACAATATAAGGATAAAATTAAACGCTTTACATCTTCAATTCATACTGTATTTGGAACTGCTGTACACGAATCAATGCAACATTATTTAGATGTAGCATATGAAAAATCGTTTGCAGCAGCAGATAGGGAAATAGATATAAAAGATCATTTCCAAAATGCTTATATCTCTGAATATCAAGCACAATATAAAAAGAATAATAATTCCCATTTCTCAGATGCCACTGAAATGAGAGAATTTTTTGAAGATGGGATAGAAATATTAGAATGGTTTAAGAAAAAACGTAGTAGATATTTTAGTAAAAAAGGTACGTATTTAGTAGGTTGTGAAATACCAATTATAATAGCGCCAAATAAAATGTTAAATAACGTGTTATATATGGGATATCTAGATGTTGTCACATACCATGAAGCAACAGAGACATTTAAGATAATCGATATTAAAACAAGTACTAAGGGGTGGAATGATTATGCTAAAAAAGATGAAGATAAACAATACCAATTATTACTTTATAAACAATTTTTTTCTGAACAATACGGAATACCTTTAGATAAAATTGAAATTGAATTTTTTATACTTAAAAGAAAGGTATTAGATATAGATGATGATAATATTATGTCACCATATCAAGCATATAGAGTACAGCAATTTGTACCACCAAGTGGAAAAATAAAATTAGGAAGAGCTAAAACAGCAATAAACAACTTTATATCAGAATGTTTTAGTTCTACGGGTAAACATAAAGATAGAGAATACCCAGCAACGCCCTCTAAATGGACTTGTACTTTTTGTCCTTATAAGGAAGAAAAGGAATTATGTGATAAAGGGATAATTTATTGATATTCTGATATATGTATAATTAAACGTTATTAAAAAATAAAAATTATGGCTAATAAAGCAAAAATGACACTAACGAGTGTTAAAGTACAAAGCAATCTATTTGATGATTTTAAAGTTGAATGTGTGAGACGTAAATTCTCTTTCCAAAAACTTGCTGATCGATCAATATTTTTGTATCTTACGGACGAAGATTTTAGGAAAAAAATCAATAATCAAATTAATCTCGAACTATAAACATTAAATCGAATGAATAAAAGTTTTAAATATCTTCCTCCTAATGAGAGAAAGAAAATACTACTAATCTGTGATGATATTAGAGTACATTCAGGAGTAGCTACTGTTGCTAAAGAAATTGTTACACATACTTGCCAACATTTTAATTGGGTAAATGTAGGTGGAGCTATAAAACACCCAGAAAAAGGGAAAAGATTAGATTTAAGTGCAGATACTAAAAAAGTAACTGGAGTAGAAGATGCTTCAGTTTTTATGTATTGTGTAGATGGTTACGGTACAACTCAAGAAATCCATAATATTATTAATATGGAAAAACCAGATGCTGTAATGTTGTTTACAGATCCAAGATACTTCCAGCATATATTTAATATGGAAGATCAAATTAGAAAAATATGCCCAATAGCATATTTAAATATTTGGGATGATTACCCAGCACCTAGATATAATCAACCATATTATGAAGCCTGTGATCTATTAATGGGTATTTCAAAACAAACTGTTAACATTAATAAATTAGTTTTAGCTGATTGTGATAATGAAAATAGAGTATTTAAATATATTCCACATGGTTTAGATCATACTCATTATTTTCCAATTGGAGAAGATCATGAACAATATAAAGATTTTAATAAATTTAAATCTGAAGTATTTAAAGGAGATGATGTAAATTTTGTATTATTCTTTAATTCTAGAAATATTAGACGTAAACAAATTCCAGATACAATGTTAGCGTTTAAATTACATTTAGACTCCCTACCTTTAAAAGACGCACTAAAATGTAGATTTATTTTACATACTGAATTATCAACAGATCATGGTACGGATTTAGATGCAGTTAAAGACTATTTATTTGGAGAAAAATATTCACAATGTATTATATTTTCACATAATAAACTAGATAGAAAAGGGTTAAACTTCCTTTATAACATAGCAGATGTTCAAATATTATGTACCTCTAATGAAGGTTGGGGATTAACATTAACAGAAGCAATGTTATCAGGAACACCAATTATAGCTAATTCAACAGGTGGAATGCAAGATCAAATGAGATTTGTTGATGATAAAGGTAAATGGTTTACACCAAGTGCTGATGTACCTTCTAATAATAGAGGAACATATAAAGAACATGGTGAATGGGCATTTCCAGTTTATCCTAGTAATATATCAATTCAAGGTTCACCAATGACACCTTATATATTTGATGACAGAGCTTCATTTGATGATATATCAGCTAGAATAACAGAAGTTTACAATACAGATAAATCAGAACTTAAGTCTAGGGGATTAAAGGGTAGAGAATGGTGTTTAAGTGAAGAAGCAGGATTTTATGCTTCAAAGCAAGGTGAAAGAGTAATTGAAGCATTTGATGAACTGTTTGAAAAATGGGAACCAAGAGCCGATTACGAATTAATTAACACATCAGAAATTAAAGGTAAATTTTTAAATCATAAAATAGTATACTAATGAGTAAACCAAGTTTTTATATAAGTTGCCCAATTGACACTTACAGTGGATATGGAGCACGTTCTAGAGATATAGTCAAATCAATAATCGAATTAGATAAGTATGATGTTAAAATCCTCGCTCAAAGATGGGGAGATACACCAGGTGGTTTTATAAATGATCATAAAGATTGGAAATTTATAGCATCCCATCTTATTGCTAGTATTACATCTAAACCTGATATTTGGATGCAAATTACTATTCCAAGTGAATTCCAAACCGTAGGTAAGTATAATATTGGCTGCACAGCTGGTATTGAAAGTACTGGTTGTGATCCAACATGGATTGAGGGTTTAAATAGAATGGATTTAAATTTAGTTTCATCAGAACATAGTAAAAAAGTTTTTTCTGAAATATCATTTGAAAAGAAAAATAAAGTTTCTAAGGTCGTTGAAGGTAAAGTCCAATTAGAAAAACCTATTGAAGTTGTATTTGAAGGAGTTAATTTAGATTTATATAAACATTTACCACCTTCTGAAGTTAAACTTGATTTAAAAGGTGTTAAAGAAGCATTTAATTTCTTATTTGTAGGACATTGGATGCAAGGTAATATAGGACATGATAGAAAAAATGTAGGTCTTATGATTAGATATTTTATAGATACTTATAAAAATAAAAAATCATCACCTGGGTTAATATTAAAAGCATCATCAGGTAGGAATAGTTATCTTGGTAGAGAAATATTATTGAAAAAAATAAGTTCAATTAAAAAAACTTACCCTAGAGATACAGATTTTCCAAACATTTATTTACTAAATGGTAATTTAAGTGATGTACAGATGAATGAATTATATAATCATCCTAAAGTCAAAGCAATGGTTAGTATGACTAAAGGAGAAGGATATGGTAGACCATTAGCCGAGTTTGGGTTAAGTAAAAAACCAATTATAGCTTCAGGATGGTCAGGGCAATTAGATTTTTTAAATCCTATGTATACAACTTTATTACCTGGGAAATTAGAGAATATACATGATAGTGCTGCTAATCAATGGTTAAAAAAGGAATCACAATGGTTTCAAGTTAGCCCTCAACATTTTATAAATGCTTTAAAATCAGTACATCAAAAATATAAAAAGTTTATTGTACCAGCTAAACAACAAGGCCATCATATTAAAACTAAATTTAGTTTCGATGCAATGAAAAATTTAGTGGGAAATATTTTAGATAAAAACATACCAGAATTCCCAAAACAAGTAGAATTAACGTTACCAACTATGGAAACACCTAAATTATAAAATATGGAACAATTTGATGAAATTATAGATTGCCCAAGATCAGGAGGAGATTTATGTTATAGAACTGAAGTTACTAAAGATGTTACTAATTATTATAGTTTATCTTGTGGATTTTGGACTAATAGTTTAATGAAAGTCGGAGAAGATTTTTACAACCAACAAATGGAATCACTACCAGAAATATATAAAGATTTAGCCTGGTTGGATGTAAAAACAGATTTAATATGGTTACCACATACAATAAATGATCCAGAAATTGGAATGGTTTATGCATCAGGTACTAGTGCTGAAGATTGGAAATGGGCTGCTGTTAAAGCAAGAGAATTAGATAAAGAAGAACAAGAAAAATTTAAATCAACACATAAAACTGATATGAAGACAATAGCTTATTTCTCAGAGCGTGATTATATGGATGCTTTGTCGTATATTGGAGTATTACCAGGATAATATGAAGATAAGTTATGCAATAACAGTTTGTAATGAATTGGAGGAAATAACCAAATTACTTAATTTATTATTAAAACGAAGACGTAAAACAGATGAAATTGTAGTTTTATTTGATAAAAAAGGTGGTACCCCTGAAGTATGGTCTCGTTTGCAAGAATTAAATGATGAAAAAAATTGCACTATACACTCAGCTACATTTAAAAATCATTTTGCTGATTGGAAGAATAAGTTAACAAAGTTATGTACTGGTGATTATATATTTCAAATTGATGCAGATGAATACCCACATGAAACATTATTATCACACTTACCAGGTATATTAGAATCAAACCCAGACAACGAAATATATTTAGTTCCTAGAGTTAATACTGTAAAGGGATTAACTGAGAATCATATTAAACAATGGGGATGGAATGTAAATGATAATAATTGGGTTAATTGGCCTGATTATCAGTGGCGTATTTGGAAAAATAAACCAGAAATTAAATGGGTAAATAAAGTACATGAAATATTAAATGGTCATAAAACATATGCTGCAATCCCTCAACAAGAAGAATTAGCATTATACCACCCAAAAGATATTAAAAGACAAGAAAAACAAAACAAATATTACGATACTCTATGAAAACATTAGAAGAAATATACGAAGGCCACAATAACGGAAATAGTGGTGATGGACATGGAGATAAAGGTACAGTTCACAGTTACATTCCAGAATATGAAAGGCTATTTAGTCCATTTAGAAATAAAAAAATTAATATACTAGAAATAGGTATTGCTTATGGTGAATCCTTAGAATTATGGGATAAATATTTTACTAATGCAAATGTATTTGGAGCTGATATCCATGATGTAGAAATATTTAGTGATCAATTCAAACCAGGTGGGTATAAAGATGATGAACGATTTACAATATGGATCTCAGATGCAACAAAACCTGAATTTTTAGATGTAATAGGTGATACTAAATTTGATATTATTATTGACGATGGTTCACATCAACTTTATGATCAAGTTGCAACATTTGAATTATTAAAAGATAGAATGAATCCTGGCGGTTTATTTATAATTGAAGATGTAGCTAATATTACAATTGATGAGATTGAATTTGAAGAAAGACATGATAATATTGAAATATATGATGGTAGGGAGAAAAAGAATCGTTATGACGATGCACTAATAATTTTAAAATTTTAAGAATATGATTAGTATTATTATCCCAACCTATAGAAATCCAGAATATTTAGATATATGTTTAAAGTCTTGTATTGAACAACAACATAATAAAAATGAAATCATTGTTGCTGTAGATGGTTTTATAGATGAAAGTAAAAAAGTATTAGAGAAATATAAAGAACAAATTAACGTTTTAGATTTAGGTAAAAATCAAGGCATGCAATCCGCACTTAATTATGGTGTAATGAATGCAACTAATGAAAAAATATTTATTGTAAATGATGATAATGTTTTTAGTAAGGATTTTGATTTAGAAATTGAAGCACAACTTAAAGAAAAAAATGTATTAACATTAAACCAGATTGAACCTGAAGGTCCTGGTATATTTAACTTTCCAGTTAAAGATTTTGGACGTAACCCAGAGGAATTTAAATATGATGAATTTATTAAGTATGAACAATCAATTAGAAAAGATGAATTAACTATTGATGGTGGCATTTTCCCATTTGCAATGTATAAAAAATATTATATGGCAGCAGGTGGATTTGACGTAATGTATAAATCTCCATTCATATGTGATTGGGATTTTTTCCTTAAATTAGATTTAATTGG